CTCCATTTCGTCGGCAATAGCGTGGCGTGAAGCGTCCCAGGCATACATAGCGCGATCGGCCCCGGTGCGATGTGCACCACCCCAGGCGCGGCGGCCTCGATTGCGCCGCCACCGTTGGACGGAAGCCCCGTGCGGCTCGATCGCCAAAAGGCGATCGTTGCTCCGGCATCTCTGAGGCTCGCAAGCCGCTGTCTAAAAATGTCCGGCCACTTGGACGCGAAAGCGTCAATCGTGGCCAGCCAATATTCTTTCGAGCCGTCGTCGTAGCCGGAGCCGTCGCCGTAGCCGGAGCCGTAGCCGCCGACGTAGCCGCAGCCGTAGCCGGAGCCGGAGCCGGAGCCGTAGCCGGAGCCGTCGCCGTAGCCGGAGCCGTAGCCGGAGCCGTCGCCGTAGCCGGAGCCGTCGCCGTCGCCGTCGCCGTAGCCGTAGCCGGAGCCGTCGCCGTCGCCGTAGCCGTAGCCGTCGCCGTCGCCGTAGCCGTCGCCGTAGCCGTAGCCGGAGCCGTAGCCGTAGCCGTCGCCGTCGCCGTAGTAGCCGGAGCCACTAATCAAACTCGGCTGCTCGCCTTGCAGGAGAGTTATTGTTTCCATTGTCGTTCTCATCGAGCCCAGGGCGCCGATTCCCACGCCTGGACGGCTTTCGGGTCGCACTCCGCGACGCAAGTGATATCGCGAAGCGTGATATTAGCCGATGGGCCGATTTTGCAATTATTGGTGGGGCCGGTCGCGGCAAGACCGATGAATCCCTTCACATCGCTCGACCAATAAATGCAGTTCCTAGCCGCGCGGAGGCTGATCGTCGCGCCGTCCGTATTAGTGGCGTATCCGAAAAAGACGCCCTTGTGCGCCGTGGTGACCAAGACGGCGCGTTCGCCGGTCGGATTCTTTCGATTGGGATGGTTGATCATCTTCGTTTCTCCTGCCCACTGAGTAAGTCGCGAGGCGCCGACACTTTACAAAAGTCGTCCGTTTTGATGTGCCCATATCTCAGGCGGCTTGGCGTGCTGAACTTTCACCAGCGCTCGACCGCGCCGTTCATTCGCTTTCTGATGCCGCTCGCCTTGCTGCCAGGCAACGGCCTGGGCGAGCTGCGCTTAATCCCGATATGAGCCGCGCGCTTGCGGGCGGTTACGGACTTCTCAGCGACATCGGCCGGTGTCTTTACCTTACGGTCGCACCAATCGCAGAGGACTTGCAGATTGGATTCCTGGTTCTTGCCGCCGTTGATGAGCGCGATTTTGTGGTCGCATATCCAGGCGTCGCCGGGTCGGAGGCGCCGCGAACAGCACCCGCAGCGGCCATCTGCGAGGATGAAGATGCGAAGCCGCACGCGACGGGGAACAGCCTCGTTGTCATCCTTGGCAATCCACTCAGATACATCCCGGCTCATGCGGCCTGCTCCATCGGGTCACAGAATTTTACGTCGTGGTTTGATCCAAACTGAAATATCAGTTCAATGAGGTCCGACATCTCCGCTTTTGTCAGGTCCGACGATGATCGGCCCAGGTTCACGAATCCGTTGCCTTCTATGTTCGGCACCAAACGCAATTCGCGTTTGAGTCCGTCCATGAAAATGAGTTTCCAGTCGTCGGGACGCAGCTTCATGCCGTGCCAATCAACTTGGCGCGCGACCTCAGTCAACATCGCCCACATGCGCGAGTTTTGATCCAACGTGCGCTTGGCGGCCTTGAACTCAATCCGCGTCCCGGTCGGAGCCTTTGCCAGTAAGGCGCGCGCCCGCTCGCGGTCGGCGGCGCCATGCAGTGTTATCAGGGCTCGGCTCACGTCACCCTCCCGCCATCATGTTCGCCGGCTCACGCAACTTGAATCCCTTATTGAGCGCTCCGATCTTGGCGTCGAGTTCGGCCAGGAAGTCGCGGACGTTGTTTTCCAGCGTCGCAATCAAAACGTCGTCACGGTAGACGCGGGACATCATGAACCGCATAGATTCCGGCATTCGAGGATCGAATGAAACAAAGTCGCACCATTTTCTGCCGGTACACGCCATCTGCCATTGCATCTGCGTGAGATATTTGCTCGGGACAGACTGATCGATCAGCGTTTCAATGTGCGTGGCCGTATTCGGGCACTTAATTTCGACTAGGCCCAGGTCGCCCACATAGCCGTCCGGGCTCGCTCCGCTCATGATGATTGTTGGATGGTTGACGAAGCCAGCCGGCTGCACTTCGGCGTCGATGCGAAACTGATAAGCCTCGCGGGCGCGTCCTTCGGTGTCGCTTCCCCATTGCATCGCGGCGTTCGTGTAGGATTCCTGCACTTCTCCGGTCAGGCGCTCGGCAATTAATTGCGCCATGTAGTTGGCGCGCAATGCACTCCAACCCGTCTTGGTCTTGGCGACCACATCGGACACGCGAGAGGCGGTGACGCGGCCGAGCCGCTGCGACTTCCATTCGGCCGATCCCTGTATGATTTCGCCGCTCATGATTTTTTCCTTTTGGCTTCAAGCGCATCAACCGCGAAGGCAAACCTAGCCGGCTCGATATTCTCGATCCGATCCACGCGAAGATATTTGCAGAACAGGGCGATGTTCGATCCGGTTTCCACGATGAGTTGGCGGATGGTTTCGATCTGCTCAGGCGTCAGGGCCGGCGCGACCGATGGCGGACCCGATTCATCGTAAATCTCGCCGGTTTCGATGTTGTAGGGCTCAGCCGCGATTTGCTTCGGAGGTTCGGACTTGGCCCGCGACGGGATATCCGCAATCTCGGTTTCGTCGAGCCACCCTAGCCCGCAGATTGATAACGTCGCGCGGCGCTTGGCCTTGGTCACCGCCTTTAACTCGGCATTGGCCCGCGCCTCGCCTTTAAGTGTGTCGGGGAATGATACGGAGCCGAAATCTTCGTCGCAGCGGCCATCTGGCATCTTGGCACGGACATGGACAGTCAAGATGCCGTCCGCCTGCTGGCGCGAGACGATTTCCAGTGATACGCCATTGATCTTCCGCAACTGGTCGGCGCATGTCCGCGTGGCGTACAGCGTCAACTTGCCATTAAGTACGATATAGGAGAACGGCTGCACGAGCGGATTTAGACCGATCGATCGACAAACCTCATTGTAGTACCGAACCCGCTCCGCTGACGGCAACTTGGACAAATCCCCGGCTGCGATTACGGATTCCATAATGTCGCTGCTGTTTTGCTTGATAGCCACGACTTGGTTCATCACATTGCCCTCCATGCTACTTTCACAACGCTGGTCCAAAACACCGCCAGCCCGAACGCGACGACGATCCAGATTACGAGGACACCCATGTCCCAAGCGGCCGGCGCCACATCGCCGCGGGCTGCGGAGATTTCTCGGAAGCTGGGCGCCGGCCGCTTGGAAGGGAATGCGATGATGGTCATTTCGCCCTCATGACGAATACGCGCCGCGCCATCTGCGCCGCGACCTCACGGCTGATGCGCTCGTTCAGGTCTGTCTGAGTCAGCCAAATCACCGGAGGATGCAAAAAGGCACGAGCGCGAGCTTGCTTGACCTTTTCGTCAAGGAGTTGGCGGGCCTTCGCGTATAGGGGCTTGGGGCGGGAGGTCATTTGAAGGCACAGATCATGGCATCACCATTGTCAGGATTGAGATGTATGCGAAGGCGAGGAACGCCACTCCCGCGATCATGGTTGCGACCATGATGTGCTCGCTCATCCTATCCTCCGCAGCGTTCCAGCCTCGTCCCGCGCGTCCTCGACCGCGACGTTGAGAGCGCCCCTGAAATCGCCCATCATGTCGTCCATGTGGGCGATGATGGTGGAGCGGGGATCGGCGGGCAGGCTCATGTGCGCGGCGCAGTCCTCGGCCAGCGCTAGCAGGTAGTCCCGCATGGCGATGCCGATGGCCTCGACTTGGCAGGCGCGGAACTCCATGGCGTCGGGGCTAGGATCGGCCCCGAATGGCGTCGGCCGGTTCTGCGGGTCGTTGACGGCGAGAATGAACCGATGCCGGGCGAGGATCACCGGCTCGATGGTGACGGTGGTGGCCGGTCGCCGGGCGGTGTCGGGCGCGATGCGTTCTGAGCGGGTCATGGCGGCGTCTCCCCTCGTTTCGATGGAGACCACCGTACACCAAGAATTTTGGGGATGCAAGCCCCTTCACCAAAATATTTTGGATGACATGTACAATTTGTGTTTTGTAGCGAACATATCTGGGGTTAATGTTTAATAGCGAACATATGCTGCGCATAAAATTCAATTGAGGTTGG